ATCATTAAATCGACAATCACTCAATTTTTTTCATTTTCAATTGCTTTTGCCCTTGCAATGTTCTGATATCTGCTCAAACTTATCACTTCCTAACTTTAAATTTACTCCCACCCATTTCTTTTAATTAAACGGCAATCCATCTTCGATTCCGTCTGGAATATTCATAAAATCATCATCTGCACCATTTGCCTGTGCCGGCTGATTCTGATTTTGTGCTTGATTGTTACTTTGTGCTGATTTTCTTTCTGCAAATTCAACTTCTTCTACCATAATCTGAACGGAATAAACCTTTTCTCCGTTTTTGTTGGTATAATTGTTGTTTTCAATTCTTCCAACAAGAGACATTCTGCTGCCCTGCCGAAAATACTTCTCGACAAATTCAGCGGTTTTACCAAATGCGGTACAGTTCAAGAAGTCAGCGCTTGTTTCTCCGTCTTTGGCAAATCTACGGTTTACCGCAAGGGAAAATCTAGCAACCGCCATCTGTTTTTCCCCTTGTGAATATCTGATTTCCGGGTCTCTTGTAAGATTTCCAAGCAAAATCACTTTATTCATTGTCAGATTCCTCGCTTTCTTTTTCCTGTTTTCTTTTAAGAATTTCCAATGTTTCTCCCAAAATTTCTTTTTCAGATTTAAAAACAGCTTCAGCGCAATGTCTCATTAGTTTTTCTGCGGTTTCCTCGCCAATTTGCGCTTTCACAGATTTATAAATCTTATTTCCAATGAAAGTCCATTGTGCCATTAAATCAATTGGGTTTCCTTTAATTACTGTTTTTTTCTTATCAAATTTAATCATTTTAATCTTCCTTTCCTAAAATTTATTTTCTGTCTTAATATCCGCCGGATTTTTTCATAACCTTTTTAAATTCTTTGGTAGAAATTCCATATATTTCTATGTATTCATAGTAATAACTGTGCAAAACAACTATGCCATCCTGATTATAAATAATCTCTCTTTCATCACCTGAAAGAGATGGAGAATTAAACATCTGTATTCCGTGTTTAAATTCATTTTTCAAAAACTTAATTAGTTTTTTTATTCTTTTTTCTGTTTTCAAAACGGGCATTCATCTCCTTTCTTTAAAATCCATTCTTTGTTAGGCTCTGCAACGTCCACATTTGCCGATTCAAGAACCGATTTAACCTCTTGCATACATTCTTTGGGGTCTGCCGATTCTTTGCTCATATGGCACAGTATGACGTTCTGCAATGTGCTTGAATTATTTGCGGTTACAAAATCTTTGACTGTTTCCAGTTCCATGTGACCTCGAAAAACGTGTTCTCGTTTTCCTGCCACTTTGCTTAGGTACTTCTTTTGGTAATTGCACGAAACCAAAATATGATTTATTTTTTTAAATCTCCACTTGACAAATTCCGTGTCGGTCACGTAAAGCAATTTACCCATTTCTGGATGGCTGATAATGAATCCGTAACACGGACACTCGCTACCATCCGTGTTTGTGTGACAGAACTTTCCATCCTTGTCTTGCATAGGCACCGTAGAAATAAGAAATGGTGCTTTCTTGAAATTCATTGCCTTGTAGCACTTTTCGTACGGCTTATAAACCTCAATTCCAATCTCTTCAAGGTCTTTTGCCGACTTGCTATGGTCTTTGTGGTGGTGGGTAACAATGCACCCAGCCACACACCGCAAATCGTAATTCAATCCTTTTTTTATCTCACGAATTGAAAGACCACAATCAAGGATAAGGGTTTTGCCATTGCTATCAGTCAACAGATAGCAATTACCGCTACTGCCGCTACCAAGGCATTTCAAAATCATTCCTGCACCTCTTCGTCTTTTGGAAACCGGAAATATGGAAACTCTTCTTTGTAAAAAGTGAAGTTTTTATATTTCCCTCTTACCATTTCCATGACCTTAATTGCCTTTGCTTCATTTGAATAAGAAGCGATTTTAAAATCTTCGGAAATTCCCGATTCAACTCCAATAAGGTTTTTATTCAGCCAGTAAATGCCATCACTATACCGCTGAATTACTACTTGATCGTATGGAACATCAAATGTTCCGTCTTGGCTTATCAGTCTCATTCTTCGTCCTCCATAAATTCCGGTTCAACTGCTGCCGATTCAAAATCTTCTGAATTAGCACCGTTAGAAATCTCCTTTTCGACTTGCTCCTGCATCGTTTCCAACGGATATTCTTTAAAATCTCCGTCAATAATTTCTTCTTTGGTATAAAGTCCCATTGTAAGTTCCGGACAGTTCAATCTTGCAAAAAATGATGCGGCTCGATATCTCAACATCAACTGTGGCATCGTTTTCCACTTTGAACCGTTTTTCTTTGTCCATCCCTCGGCATCTGCCATATCCATGTCAACCACCATGCCGTCAATTCTTCTTCCTGCTTTCATCGTCCAACACTGGCAAGAAAAAGGCTTACCGTTTTTCTGCTTTTCATCGTACTGCAATTCGATATCATAATTTCCGCTATTGTTTACCTGCGCAATCAAAAACTGTGCGCTCCAGCAAGGCTTTCCTTGGATGGGATAAAGATTCTGCATTACCATCATTGGGCTTACTTTCATTCTTTGCGCCTGCTCAATAGCAATCAAACAGTTTGACGAATTGTTCTGGTATATCGCTGGAACAATAGTCGATGCTGACAATGCCTTTGCCATCTGCATCGCCATAACAAAATTGTCCGATGTTCCAAAAATACCAAGACTATAATCCGTTACCTTGTTGTTATGTGCCGCTACTTCCTTTTTTTCTTCCTGTACAACTACTTCATTCTTCTCTGCCATGTTTTCTACCTCTCTTCCTTTACATATTTAATAATTCCAACCTTTTCTCCATCTGGAATCTCATCGCAATCTCTTATCCTTATAAGCATTTCCTTATCTACAAAAGGTGAATACCCTATAGGGAAACAACAACCAAGCTGGTCTTCGACAATCGGAACCTCTGGAGATGCGCTTCC